CGTCACGAGATGCGAACCCACGTACGCGGCTGCACGCCTTTGGTGATGTCACCCAGGAGTGAGTAGCGGTAGCGGATCGTAGCGCCCGAGGCGATGGTCGTCACTGCCGTACCGGAGATCGAGTCCCCGGTGTTGGCATTGACCGTCAGCGACGTGATCACGAAGGTGCTCACGGAGTTCGAAATCTCCGCGTCTGCGCCATCCGGAGGATTGAGCGGCAGATTGACCGTTTCCGCGGCAAGCGTCGCGGAAAGGTTGAACACCAACTTACCAGTCTGCATATTGATGGTTGAGCCTGTTACCAGAGCACCGCCACCAACGCTCGAATAGTAATCGAACGGCAGAGCCAGAACGTCGCCGTGACCATAGCCCAACTGAATATTAGCCATTTGTCTATTCCTCTTTCAGTTCATTAGGCCGGGGTCGCAATCAGACGGACAGCCAGCTCGGGGTAAGCGAGCACGAAGCCGTAGATCACATCCAGACGCGCCGGAAGCACGTCGTTGCTGGGGTCCCACTGCTGCGCGAAGCGGATGTTGTAACCCTCGAAGCTCTCTGCCGCCGTCATCTTGACGAGGGGCGACAGGTCGAGCATCGGAGGATTGGCAAACACGACCGCGTCGCGGTACCAGCCGAGAGACTGCTTGATCAGCTGACCAGAGGTCGCACCGATGTTCGCCGCGCCGGTCTGACCGAACACGAGAATCGCTGCGCCGGTGGCCGGCACGCTATCCACATTCTGATACGCACCGCCGGTGATGATACCGGGGGCGAGCGGAATGGCGATTGCGCCAGCTGTGTCGCTGATGGTCGAAGTGACAACGAACTGCTTCAGACGGCCGAGCGAAATCTTCGATTCCGGATCGACGTCGTTCACATTCGCAATCGAGATCACGTCGCCAGCGTTCAGCGTCGTGAGGCCAGACGCCCAGCCAGTGGTGTTCAGCGTGAACGTGCTCACGAACGCGTTGCCCGCGCCGCTATTGCTCTGTCCAGCGCCGTTCACAACCGGCACGGAAGTCGTGCTGAACGAACCGATAAGGTGAGTCGGCAGCTTCGTGTTACGGAAGCAGATGTACCCGGCCGCCTTGTCAGCGATCACACCCTCAAGCCACTGGTCGGACACCGTGCTCTCGGGATTGAACAGACCCTTGTTGTCCTGGACGAAATACTGCGACGCTTGCGGCGTGGCATGGAACGTCCGCTTGTCGCCTTCCGGCGCCAGGGTCTCCGTCAGATACCGCTCATTGGCCAGCAGCTGGTTGAAGGTCTCCGTGGTGTTGAAGGCGCCCGCGAACTTCGGAACGCTGTTGACAACGGCAGTCGTCGCCACTTCGATGATGGACGCCACCTTCGCAACCGCAGGCTCAAGCACCTGCTCTTCGAAGTTGTTCAGCAGCATCGCGCGCTCAACCGAGGTGAAGTTGATGTCAACACCCGCCTGGTTGTTCACGTTCAGCGTCGCGAAACGCTGCACGCTGTTCTGCGCATTCATCGACGGACCAGTACGACCGACGTACTGGAAGGGCAGACGAATCGAGAGCTGCTGGCCAAGGATCACCCCATTGATGGGTCCCGGCAGCAGGCTCTGATAGTCACGGTTCGTACGACCCGTGAAGTTGCTCTTTGCGTGGAGAAGGACCAGAGCCTTCCGCGCCACCCATTGAGCTGCAATCAGTGAATTAGCCATTTGTTACCTGTTGTTATGCGATCAGCGCCCCATGCGTTGCTTACGAGAAGCTTCGCGTGCGGCGGCTTTCGCCTCCCGATGCTGTCGCGCGAATTCGTCCATACCCATGTTCGGGTCCTGGACGTCGCGGGCATCGCGTCGGCCGCCGGCCGGTAAACGGCTTGGCGGCGGAGGCGCGTTTGATAGGGACTTCGGTTTCGCCGGGGATTTAGACGCACCCGACGGTTCAGACGTTTTGGTTGACGGAGGTAGCACGGTACCGGACCCCTTCTTGATGATGGAGCGAACAGAGCCAAGTTCAAGCAGCTGCTCTTCTGGGGACAATTTCGCGATTCTTACAGCTTCACTTTTGTGCGTCCCCAACCAGTTCAGTATCGCCACGCCATCGTCGCCTGTTACCAGAACCTTCGCTACCGGCTGAGAGAATGTAGGTAGCAGCGCCGTGTTCTTGGCGAAGTCTGGATGATCCTTAGCAAACGCGTTCGCCCGCTCGTTGAACTTCTCTACGATAGAGTCAGCTGGATTTGCGGGGGCGGCCTTTGCCTTGACCTTGGCTTCAACAGTGCGATCTACCCATACTTTCATCTTCGCGTCGAAGATTTGCGGATTGTAGTTCACGTCCGCATCTTCCATCGTCGGCATGGGGTCTACGGTGGTCGCCCCGGTAGTAGTTGGCTTCGGCTCAGGTACTTTCTTCTTCAGTTCCTGAATTACGGCTTCACGAGCCGCCAACTGTTCCTGGGCGTATTCACCGTACGCTCGGTATCCGTCACGTTCATTAACCAATTCCTGAATGCGTGCCGCAGCGGAACCTTTCTTCGGCGCAGGCTTTTCGGTGTTGCCGTCAGTCTGTTCCTTAGTCGTTTCCGTTTCGCTGCCGGGCGCAGCGTCAGAGGTGGACGATTCCTCGTTTTCGTCTTTGTCGTCCGAAGTCCCATCTACCTGATCGTCAGGCGGCGTTTCGGTGGCGTCGCTCGATGGGGCAGCGTCGTCATCCGTATCAACTGTGACCGTCACGTCTTCGACGGGCGGTTCCTTGTTCTCTTCCTTCGCGGCGCCGAATCCTTCGGCCACGCGAAACGTATCCTCATCACCTTCAAGGTCTTTGCGGCTAAATGCCATGTCAATCTCCAAAGTACACGGCATACGCTGCCGCGAGGCGAGGTCTCACCAGACCGGACTAGGCGGCTTGCGCCGTCGACTCAGC